TATTAGTACGCCATCGATGTAATCATAAAGTGCAATTGACTGATAACCACCAACAAATGTGCAGTTGGTCACTTTAAAACCCGTCTTCTCTGTGGATGTACCCACAAAATGCAAATGGCGACCAGAATAAGGCTCTAAATTTTTCATTTTAAAGATAATGCCATCGAATTCGGAGTATTTAGTACAAGCAATACCGTTTTTCCAAGCAGTATCTCTGCCCCCGGTAGTATCGTTATCGGTTATGATTATTGCGTTATGACCTTGCCACTTTACCGGCACGGTAAAAACTAATGCAAAATCTGCAGGAAGCGCCGGTGTGCCATAATTCAATACGCCATAGTTTATAACAGGATTAATTAGGTATTCGCCGTCAGGGAAAAAAACTGTTCCTCCGTTTGCAGCGTCGGTTGCTGCCTGTATTGCTACTGTATCGTCGGTTACCCCATCACCCTTAGCGCCGAAAGACTTTACATTGACTACATTTATAACGTTAAACGGTACAAAATCGTTCCCGTTAAAACGTTTTATTTCGCTTCCAGTCGGATTAATCCAAATCATGTTTTTAGTCGGATTATCAGGATGCTCAGAACTAGATATTATGTAATTTTTTGATCTATTGTTTCCCCCAATATTTTCACTTAGAATTCCCGTTGTGCCAGCAGGGACAGTAATAGTAGTAAGTTTTACCGCACCGTCAGGCAAAGTTGGGGCAGAGGGATTCGATGCCGCCGTACCAGCAGCATAAGCTACCTGACCGCCAGAATTAACGTAAACCAAGTCAATCCTCGGCAACAAAGGATCTGCCGCTAAAATAGCCAACGCCGCTATTGCTGCAATCACAAACCTTTTTCCGCTCATCATATGTACTATACCCCCTTCGACATATACTGACATATCGGGAGTATTCTGCGCAGAAACGGTAAGTCCTGCTATTATGCCGTAGCCGGTTGATTCAGCAAAGGTATTAGCAATACCAACAACATCGACTAATTGCGCCGCTGTCATGTTAATTATCTTTTTGCCGGTATTATCCCACCCCAGCCCCTGCTCCGCTACCGGTGCTGGCAATTCTAACGACACATCATCACCAATAGACACTGCATGCCGCAACGTTCTGTCTAAATGTTCCTGCTGCTGCTGGTCTATAGCAGTTGAGCGATCCAAAGAACTTTCCACTGTCTTGGCAAAATAAGCCCCTTGATTCGGCAGCGCGGTTTCTTGGACAATATCGATTTCACGCTTGAGCGTTATCTTATATCCGCTAGGCAGCTTAGTACCAGACGTGGGATATGGGTATAACACCTTTAAGTTAGCGGTATCAACGTTGTAGCCAGTTGTCAACTTGGTTACAGCGCCGTTTTCATCAGTTAGGTAGACCTTAATATCTGAGGCAGAGAAAATAGAAAAAGTATAGGGCCACTCGTATGTGACCCCATTCCCGGAATAGGTATGTTTATTTAGAGTACTGGCTATCGTCATATTTTTGCACCTCCTTTAAAAAGTACAGGAGCCGAATTAACGGCTCCTGCTGATTTTTTATTTACTTGTTTGCGGCATTGACACATACTTCATACTGTCATAGTACCACAGAAAACCCGGATTAAAAGACTGGCTATTTAGATTTTTTATCTTTCTTTTTTCGGCCGACGGCGGATGATGTCTCTGGCCTCCGGGGTCATGTCGTTCGCAATCATATCATAGGCGTTCCAGAACCAATCATTAAACTGATCGGGATATTTAAACAAAAATGCGGCGGCACCAGTGGCGGATTCAGCTGCCCCCTGAATATCTCTCTTTCCTTCGAGATATTGAATTATATTACCCGGAACCTTTAGCGCATCACCGATACCGCGTTCGACGCTACTTAGACTGTACCCGAAGGACCTAGAACCAAACGCTATTTCAGCTGCAACTTTTACAACCGATCCCACAACTGGGAACATAGAATGCGGCCAACTTAATATTTCTTTTGCCCACCACAGCAGTGGATTATCGTCATCCTCATCATTCAGCCAGCGGAAGGAAAGTACTGCGGACAACGCGCCAAACAATAGATATTTTGTCGCAACAAAGGTCATGGCGCGCATATAATCCTTTTCCTTCATAACAATTCCATACTCTTGTTGCCAGCGGTTTAATTGAGTACTCAAGAAGGTGTAAAACATAGTAAACAACCGCTGTGTAGGCGTTCCTTTGAGAGCTTGAGCTACATCCATCTTTCGTGATGAGCCACTGCTGCGTTCAATAACAGTATCCGCGTATCGTACCCTTTCCGCTTCCGGTAGACCGCGCTGTTCGGCAAGCTCATACGCTCCCAGCCACATTGGAATATCAGTCAGTTGATCCATATAGGCCAGTACGTTAGAGCCAAACTCTATTACTTTACTCTCTTTCCCTTTTTCGTGAAATTCCCGAAGCGTATAATCTGGATTCTCCATCTTATCCCGCATAAGCGCTGATTTGGCAAACACATACTCCCTAAGTTCTTTTGCCCGTTTGGTATTACGTACGGCATTCGGGATATAGTCACCCCAACCGTTATTCAGGTAAGATCGCAAAGCTTCCTTTTCGCCAAAGCCTTCCACGGCATTGCCATACAGGGTTGGATTAGCCAGATTTTGCAATGCTGTAGCTGGCCGAAACAGCAAGTACGCAACAACCGCCCTTTCGCGCAGTACATTGGCCTTATCATCAAGCCAGTCCCAGCCGCCTTCCACAACACTATCCCTGCCTGTTGCCAAGCCATTAAGCCATTGCCTAAAGGCTCTATAGCCATCGTCTCCTAACTTACGGCGCAGTACTTCTTTAATTTCCTCTCTACGCAACAGTTTACGAAAATCATTCATAACCGGACGAAACGCAATATCGTGAGTCACATCATTAATATGACGGTACAAATTAGACAACTCCAGATCAACTGAATAATGAGCACCAGACAAACGGCCTTTGGTGTACCCGGTTTCAGTAAATGGCATCACAGCCAGGGACTGCTCTTCATATAACGCCTTATTGGCCTGCAGCTCCGCCTCAATTGAGGCGCGGGGATCTTTGTATAGTGGATAATAACCACCGTCTGTCTGCACAACTTCCCCATTCTTCGCTGTAAAAACGATTGGCACAGGCTCTACCTTGTCCATGGAAAAACCAGTTATCCGCTTTACCATAGCATTGGACTCTTCATAGAGATTAAGAGCTTTCCACAGCCGGTTAACCAGACGGAAATCGCGGGCTTCCAGATACCGTGATAAAGTTTCTAGAATAGCTCTTTCATTCCATACCACGTTAGGATTAATCCCAACAGGCGGTGTACTACACAGTCTGCCTTTATTCGACTTTGATCCCATATTAAGCGCAATTGTCAGTAAGGTGTTTTTAGTAACCGAGTCATTCCATTCTTCAATATATATAGCTTTATTCTTATCCGCATAATCCGCCCGCTCCTGCGCAGTATGTTCAACTGACCAGGCTTCCTTAATCTTATCCAACACCTGGTTGCGCAGTTTGCTTTGATGGTTTTGGGCCTCATATGCCTGTTGGAAAAAGTATGGTCCCATAGCCCAAAGTCCTTATATCCATCCAGCTTCAGTAATTGCTGCGATATCTTTTTCAGGCCAGTCATATAACCGGGAGGTCTATTCTCTCTTTCAATTTTATCTGTTTGGACATTCTTAACATTGACATCTGCTAAATTATATAAAGTCGCAGCCACTTCACCAACAGGTTTATCACTTATCTGCACAAAGCCGTCACTATTAACCCCAGCCTTAGCAATCTTCTTAATATTGCGCAGCGCATTCTCCACATCCCGATATTCATTCAGCGATAAGGTGCGGGAATTATACACCTGATCCTCATAGGTTGCCAGCCAATCTGCAATACGAATCATATCCGGATTCTCTGTTTTCTGCCGGGTGATATATTGCCCCAGGCTCTCCATCTTCTTGCTGGGATCATAATCCTTGCGTACAAAACCAAACCGCCGCAGCAAGTCTGCTGCCTGAAACCAATCAGTTTCTGAAACCCATGTCAGCTTATCAACTGTTCTTTGCCGCTTCAAATAACGGTTAATCCGCTCAAACTCCCGACGGGCATTTAACGAAGCCATAACCATAGCATGGTTATGAAGCTGGATCTCTTTTTCTTTTTGCGCTGCTACATAGTCCCCTTTAATCCAAGCCGCCTTCCCTCTTTCTGCGGCTCTGCGTTCTGCGGCAATATAGGTGGTTACTCTCATTGCCCTATCCAGTGAAACTTTTGCGATACTTTCCGCCGCCAGCGTTTTCGCTGCATCACGTTGACGAATAACCTCCCGGCGCTGCTCCTCCCGAGTAATAACCTTCCCCAGCTTTTCCTGCAGGATTTGATCTTCAATAGCCAGCAAGGTCGCGCCCTCTTCATTGAACATGGCTTGCTCGGCTTCCTGACGTAACAAGTTCTTACGTTCATAAATATCACCAAAGGTATTTTGAATATGCTGATCAATACGGGCTTTAACCTCATTCTTCCAATCTTTACTATCACTAATTTTCTTCATCATATGATCGGCGGAAGTAAAACCATATTGATCGGCAATTATATTGAACAAAATATTTTGAGATGCATTGGTCAATCCGCGAACATACTCATTGGCAACATTGCGGGGATTGCCGCCGCCGGATTGCTTGCGCAATTCCTCCATAGCCAGATAGATCGGCTCTTTAGCCGTTTCTTCTTCTATCTCCGGCCTGACTCGCTCCATTTCGGCCTTAATCTCCGCCTTTTGCTCTGCAGTAAAACGTTTCAGCACCCGGCCGCGCAGAATATCTTTGGACTTTTCCCGTACCTTATCCAGAGATTTATCCAGCCAAGCTATTTGCTTCTCAGACAGAGTAGACAGTATTTCCTGCGGCATTCGCCGATGATAATCTTTTATCAGCTCCATGTGGGCAATCTCATCCTGGCTGGCCAGCATCCGGTCAAAGACCTCCCGGATCTCTGGTTTCAAGTCCAGATCGGCACGGCGAATCTGTTGATATACGGCAGTCAGCCATTCAGCAAAGCGCTGGAATACACTGGCCAGTGCCTGGGATGGTGATTTTCCTTCTAATATATATGTTTCAGCAGCTTCGGCCATCTTTTCATGAGCAGCAGTTTTCTCTTCCCTGGTTGCCGTTTCCCAGTTTTCAATACCAACATACTCTAGGACGGTTTTCCGGTCTTTTTTCATCCATTCCGGTGCAGTATCCAACGCCCCCTGGTCGAGTAAATTTTGGGTGAAATAATGACCAACAAGCTCATGAATGACAGTGGAGGCGTCAGCTCCTTCCATTAGAGTTATGATAGCGCGACCGTCATCACCCCAATGGATAGAGCCTTTGGGATTGCCTTCATTTTGGAAATAATTAATGTCCTGGCTATCCTTAGCACCAGGACTATACGCAAATTCCCGGCCACGATAAAGAATAATCGCATCCGCTCGGGTCTCAGGTGGTATAGCCTGTCTCTCATCAGCAGTCATGTTAGCACGTCTAGCAGTGTCGCGTGCCTCGATTTCCCCGTGCAGGCGCTGATACTGTGAAAAAGCTGTCAGAACACTGCCGGTTTCGGCCATCTGTTTCAGTTCATCTTCCTTTTGTGCTAACCGTTTTCCCCATTCGCCGGTACCATTATATACACTATCATAAATTGTATCCAATTCATTTTCTTCCGCATCTGTGCGTTCCTCTTCCGGCTTTGCCTCTAACTCCCAGGCACGTTCTATTTGTGTCCGGGATTCCGGATGTTCATTAATAATGCTGTCTAATTCCCCCTGGAGGCGCTCAAGCTCATTATCTGTCTGGTCTATATCATCAAACATGGTTGGGTTGCCACCAGGTGCAAACTGTTCATAGCTCTGAATAACGTGCTGAACCTCATGGAGCAAGGTTTCTTTCATTTCATCTGCCGTAAGATTCTTATTCAGCTCAATAGTATTAATAGCCGGACGGTATGCCCCCTGGTTGCCTTTAGGCAAGTCACTGAAAACAATCTTGGTATTGGCAATAGCCGGATAAGCAGCATAGAGCGCTGGGTGATCTAGAACCCGGCTTAGCTTAGTTGGCTGTTTACTGGTATATTCGGCAAGGACTTCATCACCCTTGGCCCGTAATTCAGCCGCTTTGGCTGGGTCTTTAGCCTTATTGGCCTGACGGTATAACTTGGTAGCTTGCTCCTCCATGTCTTTAAGCCCGGACCAGTCAACCATTTTAGCTTTTGAGTCGTCAATTTCAAAACGCCACTTATTATCCTGCCCCTTATGCCAGCCGGTTTTCTGGCGGATACTTCCAGCCGCGCCGACATCCTCACCGGCGGCTTCCAGCTTCTGTGCTTCCTGGAGATTTAGCCGATCAGCAGTCAGGGCCTGCGTTCCTGCGTATTGATGGAGCGCACCAGGTACAGAACCTTGCTTTTGCCTGCGAACCTGCGGTGCTTTATCGCGCAAAAATTGGACAGGGTTATCGCTTTGCGTGTAGGCGTTACTGACTAACAACGTGAGGGCATCTCTAGCAACGTTTTTGGGCATGCCTGCGTCAGTCCATGACTGAAATATTTTATCAGATTCCTGGCGAACCTCATTCTGTTGCTGCTCAACTTCTTTAGAAGCTTCCGCAATATCCTTTGTGTTACGCTGCTCATTAACCCGGTGCATGGTAATCCCTTCCTCATCGCCGGAGATAAACTCTTTGAGAGCATCTTGTACTTCCGGATGAGTGGCCGCCACAGTAACATATTTACCTACCGGTATCTCCACCATAGCGCCGGTAGCCAGTGCCTCCTGGGTTTCCGTTTCAGATACGCCTAATTCTTCTGCCAACCTGGGATTTTCTGATTGAAACAGTACCATAGCTTCCGGGTCAACACAGACATTTTCACCCTCTGTAACCTCATCCAAGTGTTTTTCTATGGTTTCCGGACTGATTTTCAGAAGAGGTGAGTCTGAGACCATGTCCACCAGTTGGTCAATATTTTGAACATAAGCCTCAGCTTGCTTCTTTTCCATAGCTACCTTAACTGCACCACCCAGAAAGCCAAAAGGTGCAGCCACCAGCCCCTGGTAAATACCCTCTTGGGTTGTCTCGGCAAAATCCTGCATAAACTGAGCACCACGCTGCTCAGGTGTATACTCAGGGTGTCGCGCCCAGATCTCAGCCGCCGATTCCGGATATTGTTGAATCCATTCGGTTATCCCTTCAGTCAGACCTGATTCCATGATTTCCCGGACCTTTAACTTGCCAGCTGGCAGCTTCTTCATGATCTTGTTTAAGCCAATACTCTCTAGCGGCGCTTGTAAAGCAGCATCACCCATACTTGCACCAAACGCCCTTGCAGGTTCAATCCCTTCACCGCGCAATTTTAGATATTCGCTACCAGCAATCTGTGAACCCATAAAAGCAGTTGCGCCTACACCACCAGTAAAATAAGCTAGAGCAATCTGTGCGGCCAGTTGCGGCGCCTGCTGCAATACAGCATGAGTATATTCCTGCGCCTTTGATGCATACCGCTTGGGTTTGTCAGGTGCAAAATAATCAGCAATATTACCAAATAAATTACTGATTCCCTGCCCTGCAGCCCCCATTGCTTGCCGCCCAAATTCATTATTACGCGCTGCCACTTCTTCTGGAGTATGGCTGGCCGCAAACGTGTCATCAGCATTTTGCCGCAAAGCAGCTCCAAAATCCATAACACCCTGGCCAAAACCAGCGGCAGCCTGCATAACCCCCTTGCCGCCTTCTTTCAGATCATGCCAGGATAACCAGGAGTTTTCAAGATTTGACAGGGTCGCAACATTTTGCTGATCACGTACAGCAGCCATATGCAAAGGATTATTTAGAAACTCATATGTTTTAGGTGATTGCTGCAGCACATTATCCCAGTCTATCTGGTCAACGATATCCGTCTCATAGGCATGCAGGTTATTCGCTACCAGTATAGGCGCATCTCCGGAGGCCAAAGAATATTTAAGAATCTTTGCTGCCTGATCTTGCGGCAAATTCTTAGCGACCTGCATAACCTGCCCAAGTGGATTTGTCGTTGAATATTTATCTATAAGTAGTTGCTCTTGTTCAGGATCTAAAGCCATATCTTCATCCCCTTATATTCTGTTGTTCGCTCTGGCATGTTCGTTTCTTATACCCCAGAAGGTTTCTTCAGTAAACGGCAAACCATTATCAACTATAAGATTCCATGCATAGGTAGCATCCGGGTCACCCTCTTGAACCATACTACTAAATTGGTTTAACATCTTCACCCAGCCATCAGCATCCGCATTCGGATCTGCCTTAAGAATGAGTGAAGAAATAGGTGTTTGCCCTTCGTCAACAGGGAAAAATTGATCTATTTGGTTAAACCCTTCTGCATTCCGGGCACGATACCCTAAAATGTATCCTACGTCCTTTTTCTGATTATCTATATACTGTCTTGCCTTAACCGTCCGGTCACCGCCATTTGCGCCTTCATTATCCAGAAAAGCCTTAAGATCGGCAATATATTCATTCTGCTGATTTGCTTTTCCTGGGAAAAGTTCACTTTTTACCCAAGAATGCCACTGGGTATCAGCATTATCATTGGCTTTTTCCGCATCAGTTTTTTGTTGGCTAGTAGCTTTAGCTAACCAGGATACATACTCAGTAAAACCTAATTGGTTCTTCATAGCTTGTACTGCATCCACGGTTAACCCGCCAGAAGCTTTAAGCACTTCTAAAGCGCCATTTGCTGATTTACTCAAATTGCTTTGATAAGCAGCTGTAATTTTATCACTCCAGTCTTTTTTCATAGAATCCGGTAATGACGAACTATTAATCGTTTCTAATTGTTCCTGCGAAGTCGTTACATTAGCTAACGCATTCTTTACTCGGTCAACTTCTAAGCCCAATCTTTGGCTTACGTCCCGTACTGAATCGCTTACAGTTGCCCGTGTTAGATTCTCTAATTTTGCAAACCTGACAGGGTCGTCATAGGCCGCAACCGTCTGGGTCGTTGCTCCTCCCTGTAAACCGTCATTCCCTAAAGCGTTTATGACATATTGTCTAACAGAAGGATATTCGCCCTGCGGAGCATCGGCAGAATAAGGCTGACCATTATCTCCTATTAAATTTTCGCCCTTAATATATCTCTCGGCATTGGAATCACCGGCATATACAGCAACCAATACACCAGCAGCTCCATACTCATCATAGATTGGCTTATACTTTTTCTCAAAAGCTAACTCCTGATTTTCTGGAGTCATCGGTGCATCACTCATAATGCCGCTCCAAGTACCTGGCATAAATTGATACTTGCCATGCGCACCGGAATCATCATTATGTGCATCATAATTGCCACCGGATTCATTCCTGGCAACTAAGCCTTTTAATTGTTCAAAACTAACCTGACCCCTACCTGGAACATTAACCGTCTTAGTAACACCAGGGCCACGCAATGAAGTGGTTTTAGCCAGTGCTTTATCCATATTAATACTTCCGTCCGGATTACGCAGACTAGGGTCATTTTTTATTTCAGTTTCTATAAACCGCAAATCTTCATCCTGTTCAATAATCGGCTTCAATTCCCCCTCAACTAATGCTTTGGTATTCACATCCAAATCATTTTTAAAGTAATCAAACATCCGATTTGCTAAATCTATATTTTTTGCTTTAGCCTGAGCAATAATTGTTTTGGCAATCGTTGAACTTGCGTATGCGTCATTATCCTGCTTCAACGCTTCTGCAGGTATTCCCAATGTTTTACCAGTTGAATTAAAGGTACCCATTCCTGTATTTAACGCAGTTACTGCCCCTGGAAAATCCCCTTTTTCAGCTAACGTTGCAAACAGGTTAGCATAACTAGTCCGGGAAGCTTCCCGGCTCTGTTGAAACGCAATATCCCCCTGCTGTACCTCATGCTGCATGGCAGCCCTAGTATAAATTCTCGCCCGATCATCAAACATTTGACTGAATACCATCTTTTCCTGATCATCTGCAAAGCCATCCAGATACTTTTTACGAATCCCTGCCAAAGCATCAGTCACACGCTGCCCCACGCCGGGAACAGCTGCAGTATCTTTAGTAGCGACTTTAGGCAATGCATTTTCTCCCTGTAAATGCAACAGTCCTTCCTGACCATACAACAGATTAGTAATTTCAGTCTCAGAATTTGTTTCCGCATTCAATACATTCATCTTTCGACGCTTTTCCTGCTGTATAAGATCATTTTTAAACACAGCCTCGCCTGCACTACTGATAGCATTGCCAACATTCCCCATAGCCTGACCCACACCAGCTCCAAAAGCATTCGGGTCAGCAGTTCCCTGTACCCGAGTTTCCGCTATTGGCCCCGGAAGCGAATCCAAATAATACTGTCCTATCTTTGCCATCTTCCTCACTCTCCTAGCACATTAATTTACTTAAGGTTTGTTCGAATTGGGGTTGTTGTCCCAACCTATTCCATACTTTTTCTTGTTCCATCTATCAGCAATTGTCGTCGCGCCACCAATCAGCGTGCTCGCCATTTGCCACTTTCCCGCCGTTTTGGCATTACTGGCAGCTGCCCGGTCAGACCGTGCCTGATAGGTATAATTATTAGCCTGCTGCCTAAACCCAAGCGCTTCCTGTCCCGCGTTATACCTAATATTCGCCGCATCCATTTCTGAACCGAACGCCGTGTCAGTCAGCACCTCAAGTGAGCTCCCCGAAGTTGAATCCACTCCGGTCGCGGCAAACGCGGCCTTCTGTTGCGCCTTAAAACGTGCTGCCTTCTGCCGTTGCTGATCCTCCTGGACTTGCCCCCGTGCCACTGAATCCTGTGCTTGTTGCTGCGCAATCCTTGCATTTGCATCATTCGCCTCCGCCTGACTGTTATAGGCCGCCGCTGAAGCCTTCGCCTGTTGATTTGTGGCCGCCATACTCACTACCGTTCCTACCGCGGCCAATGCATTGGCCGCCCCGGCCACTGCTGCAACACACATCTTTCATTCCCCCTTGGTTCAAATTCCCAACGCTTGGGATTTTGGCATAAAAATGATAGAACAGACTGCCATCCTTGCCGTAAGGTGCAGGTTCATCAAAGGTAAAACCAAGCCATTTCAGCCAGTCAATAGACAAGGAATTGTGTATATCTACCCAGTTTTCCAGGTAGCCGTAATACTGCAGCGCTTGCCGGAAAAACCGCCTGCTGCCCCGGAAAAGCGTCACAGGATATTCCGCCACCATATCAGAGCCCAGGAACCAAGCCAGCGCTCCCGGCTTACCTTTCAGCTTCGCGGTCCCCCACATTGCCTGCACCTGGCCGTCACATACTGCAGCAAAACAGTATTCCGACTCAAAAAATGACAACAGCAGCGCCGCCTCGCCGTTCAAGTGATGAGAGGCCGATACCTCACACCGATCTTGTTCCCTAAGCCTAGGTGCTAACCGATATACATCAGCCAGTTCAGCCTCTCGTATAGTCACTGCCTTTATGTTAGACATCTTCAAACTCAACCACCGCCATTAGAGCCAGTACTGTCAGCGGCAAAGGATCATACTGCTGAATAACAAGACATGCGTCACACGTTGGCTCAGAATAAATTTCCAATTCCTTATCCCCGGTAAACAGCCGGATAGCTTCATCATAATTCTCGGTTGCCCGCCATTTTATTTCCCGCATCTTCTCCCGGCGCGGCCCCACCCAGGCACCGCGGGAGTTCTCCAGCCGCAGCGTCACCTTGGGTATTCGTTTCTTACGCCCTTGAACCGTTCCATCATTAGACGGGAAATCCACGTTCAGCGTTTCAATTTCCGCCAGATAGGGCAGCCCAATATGAGCAATCTGACACGCCACCGGCAATGTGACCTTACCTCCTGTCACAACCTGCTGCGGCAAAACGTTCCCATCAGCCAGAATCGACACGGTTTTCCCCTCCAAATGTTCCAGTCCGCTAATTGTTGTCGCCGGATCACCCCGGTATGTCAGCCCTGAGTCCACATAAAACTTTTCCTTTGGATCGCTTGTTGTCGACCTCGCAGCCAGACGTTCAATATATCTCTCAGCCTGGCCATTCACCTCACGCTGCACAACAAACCATATTTCCGTCCTGTCCTGTCCAGGTATCGCACAAACTGACTCAAACTTTCCATCCGTTTCATGCCGTCCCCAGGCCCAAACATCCTGCTCCCGCATATAGGTCAGACTGAGCAATATCCCGTCATCCCTCACCATCCAAACAATACTGTCCGGCTCCTGCTGATAAGCAATACTCACAATCGTATAACCGGCAAATAAATGCCTTGCCAGAATGCTCAGATCATTGCCGGTATACGAATCCACATCAAGCGCATATCCCAGGTCTCTAATTGTTGACCCCATATCCTGTACATACAGAATGCGGTTACCGATAATCACCGGCGCTGCTTTAGATGCTCCACGATAACCTTGTATCCTTGCCTGTATACTTGTTGGCGTAAAGGCCGTTCCATTTGGTCCCGGACCAATCTTCCATTCAGAGCCGCTGGTTAGCGCCAGGATCTCACTTAAAGCTACTAAATGCCGGATTTGATTAACCTGCCTGGAAACCAGGATATTGGTAATGGCATCTGTATCCAACGTTTCCGGCAGTGATGTACTCAGATTACTATAATCACTAGTCTGACTCATCCAGTACGTACTCGGACCATACTGGCTGGCGGCAAACATCATCCGATCATCATGAGTAAATACCGCACAGGCCGGATAACCCCGGATAGCAGACCAAGCTCCTTCCGCCCAATCCTTAGTTGCTTCGGCCTTGCCTATATCCTTTTTAACGGTAAATTGTACATGCTTCGCATCAATATAACCACTAACTACACCCCAGCCGTCGTATTCACTTGCCGCTGTATCAAACTGGAAATATCCCCGGTCATAAGCTTCACCGGTATTAGTCGGTTGAAAGGTATCACCAACAACCCTAAACATCGCCGGTTCATCAATCTCTCCACTTTCGGTGTAATTTTTATTCTCCGTTCCAGTTAAATTGAGAATTGTTTTCCAAATGCCGTCATCATATTGCTGCAGCAATAACTTTCCCTTCCAAAAACCGGTCGTAACTAAGTGCCAGGAATGATAGACCATTATTTGGAAGGATGTATTTTCACTGCATTCCTCCCAATGGGATGTATCGCTGGGAGGAGGGATCGCTGAGGCAATATCTGATAAACAAAAATAAGCTTTACCGCCATACGTGACGCAGTTGTTTAGCCCATAGGATGCTGACGCAACCCACGCCCCTGGATTCGGTGTTCCCCACATCCTTTTTGCTTCCAGAAAGTGCCGCAGCCGCCACAACGCTCCAACATGCCCAGCCTGAAAAATATCTGCTGTGGCCGTCAGTGTAATCACTCCAGTTGTTCCTGACGGCGTAATTGATATTTCCGCTGTATTTGTTTTTAGCCAAGGGCCACCCCGAAACTCAAACGCGCTCAACGTCCAAGCTGTGTGTCCTGTTCTGGTCAGCATCGCCGGTGGATAGCCCTGATGAAAAATAAATAAGGTATCAGCTGACTGAGTAAAGGTAAGCTCCTCCAAGACATCTTCCAAATAGGTGGATGATACTTGATAAGGGGTTCCATCTTCGATTACAATCTGACCACCATCTTTATAAAACCTAATATACTGAGCACCGAATTCCAACGTATACGCCTGCACAGTACTAAACTCAAAATCAACTACTCTACACTTTTTTGTTCCACTATACCGCGCTTTAGCAATAAACTCAGTTCCCGGCCTATTTGATACACCTCCATGCAGATGAGCGTAACAGTTATACATAGCCCGTAAACTCACCGCATATTTCGCCATATCTGTCCGGCCATACATCGCTGGAGCCACTTCGCCGCCAGCGAAACTGTTTTGAATTGTATGCACCACCGCCATCAGGCTACCTCCCGTCAACCCAGGATGATTTATACTGCCGTTCCTGGTATCGTTCACGCATAGCAGCCGTCTTGGCTTCACCGAGCGTTTGCTGGTACTGTGTATAAAACTCCTGCTTACGCGTTGCATTCCCCAGCAGCTTAATAACCAGTTCCGAAGCGAGCTTAAAGGACAAAGCCTGACTGAACTTTGCGTCAAACAGCACCGGATCGACTACCTGCACTGTATACTCCAGATAAGCTGAAGCTACATTACAAAGCAATTTGTCTTCATAAATATCAAAAGGATTGCTATACTCCAACATGTCATTGCTAGCAAATACCCGCCTTGCCCTAAGGCATTTCGCTGGCAGCTGATAACAATAGTCCCACCCTGGGACACTCTCCCCGGTAAGAGCTAATACCTGTATCCGCCGCGCAAACGGCCAGGGGAAATCCCGCAGTACTTCATCCCGCGAGTTTTCATAAAATAGATTGCAAGATCTGGCGGCTTCAGATGCTTCATCCAGGGAATTAATTTCGCCCCCGCCAAAGTGGGACAGGGCAATATTGCAGATTTGGATCACGCTGTTCACAATAAAACCTCCTGTTAGTAAAAAGATAAGGGACCCTATTGGGTCCCTAACTCTTTTTATCCGATCTTTACATCTTTGTTAATTGAAGCAAATACCTTACCACCTGTCGGAGCGTCTGTTGCTGCAAAACTAAGTCGCACATAATCATCATGTTTAAAAGGTAAAGCTAACTGCATTAAAGTCTGTCCTGCTTTTTCCTGATTAATCGTACTCCCTGGAATAAAAGTGCAAAGCGTCACCGGCGTTGTAAAGGGTTCATCAGATGCTGTCTGTACAGTAATACCGGTGATCGCCTTCCCTGTCGCAAACGCTGCAGTTAGTTTAACATCAATAAAAGGTGGATTATAACCAGTCCCTTTTCCTACATAGACCGCGCTTGATGTTTTCGTCGCGGCATCGATCGCCAAATCATTAGCCAGTATCAGATTTCCATCAATATTCGCCATGTTATTCCCTCCTTAGTAATCGTACCGGAGATATATTCCCCGGCTATTAGGCCAACTTACTTTCCGTCCTCAGGATTCCATCACAGCGGCGGAAAGGCATACCCCAGAAATGGGTAGTTTTTTTGCCTGCAAACATATCCACGGTCATGTTTACATTCACCTTTTTCGCTACTAACTGATCAACTCTAGTCATTGCCTGCCGATTAAGATAGATTGCCGCTTTACCAGCATCCGGATCTTCCAACCGATTATAGCCGTCAATCAAGTAATCAACTAGGTCGTCACCGGTAATAGTAGCTAAATCAAGGTTACAAATACGTACACCATACCGATAATCGCGAACAGCAATACCCAGATCCCAGTTATATTGCGATTCATAGGCATAAAGCTCACCACCATCGTCATCATAAGCTTTTTGGCGACCATTATCCCGATATTCGAAGCCCAAAGTAGTTCCTTGAGGATAGAAGCCATGAATTTGGTTTTGACCCCATACAATAAAATATATTGAAGTTAAGTTATCGCCAGTTCCTCCGGCATCAATTACATAATCAGCCGCACTGCATTTTGTGATATCCGTCGAGTAATAATATGCACCCAGCCCTGTAAAACCAGCTGGTGAAATCTTTTCATCACCATAAAACGTCGTCAATGCCATTTTTTTATTCATAGATTGTTGATAAGCAGAATTCTCACCCAAACGCCAATCATTAGCTTTTTCACTACCAATACCGCCATTAAGTTTCAGCATGCGTTCATCAACCTTGGCCAGTGCTTCCATACCGCCAGAGGTAAAGGATACCTGGCTGGTTTCCGACTTTCCAGCTTTAACACCGCGATTTAGCATACGCCAGGCAACTTCCGGCAATTTCGTGCGAACAGTCGTTACGCACCTAGTCTTTTCATTAGCCTCGGTAATGAGCATGTCATCCAAGACTCGGTTTGTCTGAGATTGATATTCAATAATCTTACGAGTAGCCGGATCAAAGCCATCACGTGAGGCAAAATCCGCATAAGTGGCAAAAGTAGCTGTATTTCCAGCCATATTTCATTCCTCCAATACTTAATTCAACTTATTTACTATTTGGGAAAAAGAGTTGTCCAGTGGTAAGGTTTTCACTGCCACCTCTTCCATCAGGGAAATCATCATCACCGACTTTAGCTCTTATCGCCATACCCATTCTAATAAACTGAGGGTGACTGCCAAGGCCGGTGCTGTCGAGCAGTTCCACCATTGCCTGACCTCCAAAGCGGGTAAAGACTTCTTTCACGGCTGCGAGATTCTTGTCAAAGTTTTTCGCAATAACCGGATCAGTCTTTGCCTCGTTAGTCCAGGCTTCCACCCGTTGCTCATGTTCAGCAATCAGCGCAGCCTGTTCATTCTGGCGAATCCCGGCGTACATGGTGACAAACTCCTGAGCCGCCTCTTGGGATAAGCCATGCTTTAAGGCCACAGTGCTAAATTGGTCATGCAGCGTCTGATCATAGGTTGATCCTTCCGGCAAAGTGAAGTTTTCATATTTCTCCGGTACTTGTTGCTGAGAATTTTGTTGATCGCCCTGACCTTGCTGTTGATCACCTTGTTGATTTTGCTGTTGACTGCCTTGTTGTTGAGATGATTGCTGCTGCATCCCCTCTCCCTGGTCACCTTGACTTTGTTGCTGATCCCCTTGCTGTTGCTGATTTCCCTGATCCTGGTGTTGCCCTTGATCATCGACTTCAGCACATAATTGCAGATCAAAACCGTTAAACTTGTGCCCTTTTTCCGCATCGTTGTCATACTGAGCGGTATTTATTTGAGTAAGCATTATTTCCCTCCTATTTATTAGACGTCCCTTCGACACCGCGCTTATCCCGATCAAGTTTGCGTTTCATACTCCAAAGCAATGCCTCATCAAGCTTGGTAATAATCATTGAATTTTCGCGGCAAGGAAAACGTTGATTAAATACTGTAATTACATCTTTGGCAAATTCGATAATATCGTCAATTTGGCAGCCGTTTACGCCTACTTCTTTAATCGGACCACCTTGACCAACGAAAGTTACGCTTTCATCATTGATATAAATGTAGGGCTTGTACTCGCCACTTAGGAAAGGATAGGCTCTTTGACCCTCCGGTCGCATCGGTTCTTTTCCCGCTTGATTCGGCCAAGCATGGCCACAACTACCACAAACGTGGTTACCATTTGGCCTTCTTTCAGTGGATATTCTCACACCAGAACATTTTGGACAATTCATTACTAATCCCCCTCTTCCCTTAGTTCTTCCTGAATTTCCAACAAAAACTGATTTCCGCGCCGCTGATATTCTTCTTCTGCCTGATGCTTTAAATCCAGCCCCTCAGGAATCAGGAAGATTTGCGACTGCAGATCCAGGCCAACTTTGCGCATTCCCTCATTAAAAAAAGTATGAGAGTTACCGGTGAAACTGAGCTCACTCATCCGGCAAGCATCCATCAGCCAACAATATACGTTCCGGCCTGCCCTGGTTTGAAGTACGGTTCGTAAATCTTGCAGGAATTGTACGGTTTGCTTTTGTTTAATCCGCGTTTTCAATTCTTGTTCATTCATCAGAATACCGGCCCTCCCAACAAGTTAGTCAACGCGCTTTGTTTTGCCGTATCAGCCTCAGACAGCTCCTTCACGCTTTGGGCCGCCTGGGCTGCCACTGGTGCCAGCTCCGCTAGCTGCCGCTGCTCTTGCTGCTTCCTTCTATTTTCCCGGATAGCCGCAATCTCTTCATCACTGCGAATAATGTTTTGAGGCGCCCGTTTAGCAATGGCAAATTCATTGACTGCCTCATCAAAATTGACAATATCCAGGACTTCAGGTGCAGTGGGCGCTACGCTGTTTACAAAACCGACAACCTCCATAATACTGGTCGATTTATTAAGCATCCTTATGGCCTGCGAAAAAATACTGGTATATTCAATGTCCAAGTCATCCAAATTCATGCCAACCAATTCTCTTGGCGGAGGCGGATGCAATCCACGCCGCTCCATAATAGCAAGCCCACGACTAATTGCCGGTCTATGTACATCATTTTGAACATTTTCTATAACAGGCCCCAAAACCGTTAACTTTTCTTGCTGCCGGACACTCATTTCATAGGCTGTCATAGTCTTGTCAGCACTGGACGCCATTAAAAACAAATCATAATAATAGCATTTCTCAATAATTTCCTGAAAGCGTTCGATCTTATATTCCGTGTCCTTTACATTGGGTTCCATTTCAAATAAGGGTTTTACCGCCAGTTGCTCTTGTTGTGCATTAAAAACAGTCATGCCGCCAGGGAACATGTTAACCTGCAAATTGTCCGGCACCAAAACAGGCGGTTTAATCTGCAACTCAATGGCTGTCAACAAGTCTTTTTGCATCACCTGCAACGATTTACTTTCACCCAGTGCATTATGTCCCGGCCCATCCTCACCGTAAATCCTAGAACCAATAACATTCCAGCGGCCTGCCATTACAGGAAACTCTTCGTAACCAGAAATTCGCAGGAATTTGTCTTTATCGTCACAACCCTCTTCCCAATACAAGGATCGGTATGGTTTTTTTACTGCATTGATTTTACCAGGAAGATACATGTCGTTAGGCTCAATTATATTCATAACAGTGACGGTTTCCGTATATTTTCCCCGGTCATACAATTCCTGTACACGGGTAGACGCATTCTCTTTTCCAAAACATTCAACAACTTGCGGCACTGTCATTTTAATATAGCGGGCAAAAGTATTGATTTCATGTCCCTCATTTTGCGCTAAAGCGTATTCCCCGACAGTAAAACTCCGGCAACGTAGTACCCGTTTATCATCATCCAGCATAATTACCGGTGCTGTCGAAAACGTTCCCAACTCTTGATAACACCCAAACATTGCCTGGTAAAAATTGCTACGTTCCAAGACTTGATACAACCGCGTCTTAATTTCATCAAGATATTCACGAACCGGCTTATAATCGGCTAATTCCTTATCACGTAGCGTAAGGCTAAACCACTCTTGGGATTTTGATGTTAAACCACCTTGCATACCAGCCCCCAGTACATTGGAAACGCGCCTAGCTGTCTGATCAATCAACCGTTTATCTTTTCGCCTGCCATCGTTAGCCAGTTCGTTGTCAAACTCACCCCGGGCCGGATGGATGAATTCACGAATCTCTTTATAAATCGGGTCGTACTTTGTTTTGCGTTCAGTCATAAGATCGTTAAACCGCCGCCATACCTTGCCCTTATCTGTTAATTCGTCAATCATAACTTTACTCACCCGTTAATTTTTTCTTGGTCGTGGCTGCCGCAGCCGTTACGCCCTGACCGCCTGTCGGGTTTGTCGATAACTGCGACATGGCCGCAGCCGCCCGTTTTCGCTCCTGTTCCCTGGATACCTTTACACTTTCGCTGCTGGTTGTGCTAACTGAAGTCGCAGCAGCGGCTACAGGTTTGGCCGCTTCCGGGGTTTTAACAGAAGGACTGCCTATACACATAATCATCACCCTCCTATATCGGACTGTATTCTGTATTTGCATACCGCGCGCCGCTCCGGCCTGCCGGGCCGCGCTCTTTTTTCTTGATTTCATAAGCAAACGAAAGAGCTAATGCATCAGCTTTATTGGGAGATGGCAATCCTTTAGCCTTCATGTCCTTTTTGGATTCAAGCTGAATGATACCGTCTGTTCTGGGTACAGTCTCAGGACTAACTATCTCATCATACAGGCCGCTATCTTCCGGTATTGCGCCGCCTTCTTTTATCCAGCTCTTCATCCTTCCCCAGATATACGCACGCATATTCAAATAACCGGGGTCAGGAGAACTGCTACTAAACTTGACAAGTACCCATTTCCTGCCCATTGTATCACCAGCGCTCTTGATACCTGTACCATAACCGAAATCTATAATTACACCGTCAGCCTGCTCCTCATCTTCCAATAGCGCAACTATGTTGGCAATCTGGATGTCGTTGTCGTTTTTCGGTATAACCCGGAGTATCCTAAACGCAAGCCCCTGCCGTATCGCAATAACCAAATCATCATCACCATCCCAGGCCGGGTCAACAGTAAGGATTTTAGGAGCGAAACTATACTGATCTTTACGCAAATGCCTGCCATAAGCTTTGTCTACATCTTCCGCCGAGATAAACTGGCGAGCAGAGATAACCGGGAACATGCCGCGAACGCGAATTTTTATAAAGTCGCTATCAATGCCGTGAGTATCGATCCATTCCTGGATAAGATGCTTATTAGACATCCTGGCTTCACGGCTATCCACTTGCCATGTTTTCCAGAGCTTTTTAAACTTGCGCCAACACTCACGGAAGCGGCCTATATTCCTGGTCGGGTTGCCGAATACACACCAGATGATCTGCGTATTTTCGTCTGTCATGGCCCCTTCGGCCACTTCCCAGATCTTATCATCTACCGTAGAGGCTTCATCAAAGATCATCAGGATGCGCTTGCCTTTATTATGCAACCCTGCAAAGGCTTCCGGTTTTGCTATAGACCATGGTACCGCATCAATACGCCAATTGCTTTCGTGACCGGGAGTCCTGGAGTAGATCGCCGTCGCGGTGACCTCTGTCCAGTGAGCGGTAATTCTCATCCTGGACCATTTTTGTATCTCCGGCCAGGTTTTAGTCCGCAGCTGGGTATCAGTGTTGGCCGTAATGACGCCGCGCGTGTCTTCGTGAGTATCCATAGCCCAATTGACCAGCCAGGATACCAGCGCCGACTTCCCAACGCCATGGCCGGAGGCAACCGCTTCCCGGATAACCTCCTGGAAGTTGCTTAACAAGCCTTTTTGCAGCTTTTCACCGATATCCAATAGGACACTGGTCTGCCAAACGTCTGGGCCATCATAATCAGCAAGATCATCTTCGCCCCAAGGATACGCATAGAGTACATAACCATAAGGATCTAGCTCAAACCCGGCAATATCTTCTAGGAGTTCGTTTTCTTCATTACTGATCGGTGCTTCTTGCCGATTGAGCATTTCTTACCCTCTCCCGCGCCTTCTTCATGTTCAATGCCCGGTCGGTTGTGTCTTTAACTTCGAGACGGTCGGTGTACATACCATCAATTTTACAAAGAAGGTCTAACATGCCTTTTTGATCAACAAGCTTAACTTTAATTACATTTCCCTGTTTAGTCGGCGTCACCATAATTTCCTGAATCGAAGCGGAATCAAGTTCGGATATATCCTCCATATTCTTGACGGTAAGAACTCCATCTTTAACATCTACAATATTTCTAATATTGGCATAAGCTCCACAAGCAATTTTTTGCTTTGTCCGTTCCGGCGATATTCCTACCCGCGCGGATATCCAAGCTTCTCTTAGGTCAATAAGCTCTCTAATATCAGGATTATGTAGTAATTCATAAGCAATATCCTTGGCAGACCGGGGAGAGTAACCGGCACGAATAGCAGCTGCGGTTCCGTTATGGTCTACAAGATACTCTTGCACAAACCGTCTTTGCTTATCTGTTATTCCCTTTTTTCGTCCCACCTTCTTCACCACGCTTTTAAAATAAAATAAGTTGCTCTGATTCGGGATCAAGTTTAGCCGGGTTATGTACGTCTTTTACTGTTAACCAGCGAGTGCAGTATGGACAGCGTATAATCGCTGAAGGATAAGCCCATATTCCTGGACCACTACATAACGGGCAAATAAATTCAACGAGTACCGCTGCCATATCCATCCCTCCTCGGGTTTTATCGAGTATCTAAAAATATTGCCACTTCTAACCTACGAAACAACGCGCTCCTAATAGCAGGAAACAATGTTATTTGCCCTATACCTCGCTAAAGCTAAAAAACTTGACTAACTAGCTTTAAACAGTATGTTGGGGAAGTTTTTCATGTTTTATAGTGTTTTTCTCGACGCTTCCGAGCAGTTTTGCCACCCGCATCGTTGCTATGTGTTTTACAGTGCCATAGTAACACAGAAAAGCCGGATTAAAAGACTGGCTATTTAGATTTTTTTTAAATGCTTGGTTTTAATTTTAAGCAATACCCTCGCTGTAAGCTCAATAATTTCCGTCCACCATTCCTTCATTGTCGTTTCGCTAAGCCAACAATCCTCTGGTTGTTTATTCTGCAGTTTAGCCATTTCTTCCGCATAATGCCTTTGTACATAGAGCACCCATGCTGATTTCCCGCGGACTTTTTTGGTGATATAGGCGGCTTCCCGCCTATACTTCAAGAATACTAATTTCTTTTCCTCAAGATTATCCTCTACCGTTTCAACTGCTTCCAGCCATTGCTCACACGCATCAAGACTACATAAGCGCATTGCATGAAATGCAGTAGGATTACCAGGGCCTGTCCGTATCACTACCTCAGGTAGACTTGATGCATAGGTTTCATCTTGCTTATTTTTATAAAACTGCCGCCGTCTATATGAGTAATAGAGTAACCAGTCCGCAGCCTCGCAGTTCTCTTCTTTAATTTCCGCTAATATATTCATAGGCATTAGATATCACTCTCTCTTTAATCTAAATAGTGTTGATACAGTCTGATACATTTTTTGATACAGTTTACCAAGCCCTGAAACCCTTGCCATACCTGGCTTTATCCTTGTTTGATACGGTTGATACTACTTTATTTTACCTACGCGTGTACGGGGAAGGTATTATATATATATATTAGGAGTATAAGCGTACGCGCCACGTGTGGAGTTGGGAAAACCCGCGCAAATCGCTAATCCCTTATCCCGCTTGGCTTAGCGGGTTTGCCTGCTTGTATCGTGCCTGTATCAAGGTTCTCATATTTTCTCCTTGGCATCGTTCACAAGCGCAAGCTCCGCAATGCCTACCCATTTCCGAATGCCATGAGTATCTTCTCTGACAGACGGGTAGACGGTCTTAACATGGGTATTAAACTTGTTCCTGGATATGGCGTGGTAATTGCCTGCATGACACCATTTTTCATAGGACTTGTAGAGCTGGTCTTTGGATACCATGGCACCAACACGCAACTCACAGCATTCTTCAAAGAAGATACGCACGTTGTCGTTTTCGTTTTGATAGGCGTTAATTTCTGCGGTAACACTGGCGGGAATAGAGAATTTTTTCTGCGTAAATAGACGCACTAGCGCCCCAATAACCTGATTAAGCAGCCCTGACAGTTCTTCCGGTGCCGTGATTTTGGCCAAAATATTGGGATCACGCTTCGGACTTCCCTCAGGGAAAGAGTTACCAAATCGAATAATCACCCAGCGCCGGAAGAAACCATGCGAAAGGTCTTTTGTTGGTGGCAGTTTATTAGCACTAAAAACAAGCCGCGCATGATTCTCAAACTCAAAGCTCTGTTCGCCCTTGCGTTCGGCGCTGATGGCATCACCACTAACCAAGGCTTTAAAGAGTGCAGTGTCTTCCAGCCTTTTATCTGGCAGATCAGAGAAGATATTGACCAGCTTTCCCGCAAGGCTGGCAGCACGAAAACGGTTTTCACCCAGGTCTTGCAGGCTCTCAGCCGAACAATTTTGGCGGCCAATAAATGCCTGCAGTAAGCCCAGGAATTTACTTTTGCCGTTAGCACCGCTGCCAAGCAGCATAAAGGCTTTCTGAAAGGATGTGTCCGGCAGTAGGCAGTAACCAAAGAGTTCATAAGCCAAATCTAAACAATCCTCCGGCAACGTGTCCTGAAAAAAGGTATCTATTTGCGGACAGGCAGCTTCCGGATCATAGCGCACAGGAATGCGGATAGAGGAAAAATAGTCCGGGTTATGCGGCAGCAGTTCCGGCGGATCAGCCATCCAGTCCAGCAGGCCATTCTCGACATTGATATACCGGGCGTCGGTGTCCAGCATAGGCTCGGAGTTCCAGAGTATGGTTTCGATGTACTTTCCTACCTCATTGCCGTGGACGTCACGATATTCATTTTCCATCAGGCCCAAACACCGCGCTTTTATAAACTGGAAGCCTTTGGGTTTGTAGTAGCCATCCTGGTAAAAATAGAGCATGTTCCGGTCATAGACAAAACGATATTTCTTTTGCATTAGATGTTGTGCCAGCACTGGCGGAACAAAGCTTCCGTCTATGTCAAACCATGCGCGGCTGGCAGCGGTTTCTGATCCGGCCGCTATTTCTTCCCTTATAGCTTTAACGCTTACTTCAAGGGTTTTAGCTACTCGTTTTAAGGCGGTTTCTCGTTCTACTCCTTTAAGCCGCAGCAGGAGCGGGACAATTTTCTGGCGGTAAAACTGCAGTTTTTCACTGGTTATAGACAAGAGCTCAAGCCCGGACAAGATTTCTTCCGTGGTTTTCAAGGATTTCTCGGCTTGAACTTGTTCGCGCAGCTGCAGCAGTTCTTGTTTTTCTTCCGGACTGAGTAATTCTGTTATGGATTCATCGTTTGCAGCCATATCAACATCCTCCTAGCCAAGCGCCAGGCGCGAAGTTTATCAGCCTGCGCCTGAGCGCTGGATAATTCGTCTATTATCCCTTCCAAAATCGGCAGGGTATGCACTAGTTTCTGGTTTTGCTCAAATTCGTAATAAGTACTAAGTTTACTTGCAATGTCATTTTTTAGCGTAAGCAACACAAGATAACAACGCTCATAGTCAGCCTCAAAGGCCACATCAATATTGCGACTCTCTTGCCGTTGCTGAATTTTTTTCTTAACTTCCGGGGCAATCTGACAAGTACGCAAGCCAAAATCCCTGGCAATAGTCGCAACAGCTGTTTTAAAGTCAACGCCCAGGGCCACCATAACCATATCGATAACGGTACCGCCCTTTTGACAGCCATAACAATACCAGTTATTGCGGTCAACATAGAGCGTTAGACTGGGTGAACTGTCGCGGCCATGCCAGGGACATGCCGCCACGGCTTTCTTACCATGGTGGCGCAGCTTACCACCGACATAACTGTCAAAGATTTGCAGGATAGGAATGCGCTTAAGCTGGTCAACAAGGTCAATATAGTCTGCTTGCGTGTTTTTTGTACGCATACCCTACACCGCCAAAGTACTCAGAATGGTATTTCTTCGTCAGGGAACACATCTTTACCAAACGAATCAACTGTCAAGCCAGCATCAGCATTGCCTTCACTTGGCGTCCGTTTCTTTTCCAAAAACTCAACTGACTGAGCAACTACCTCAGCAATGCGCCGCTTCTGCCCGTCATTGGCTTCATACGTGCGGATCTGCAGCCTACCTTCAACAAGAATCCGGCTCCCCTTAAGCAGGTTATTTCCGCAAATTTCGGCCAGTTTCTCCCAAATAACAATAGGAACCCAGTCTGCCTCGAGATGAGCGCCCGACGCTACCCGGCGGTTGACAGCCAGGTTAAAAGTACACACTGCCTTGCCGGATTGCGTATACCGCACTTCCGGATCTTGGCCGAGTCGGCCAGCGAGGATAACTTTATTCACGCCGTCTCCTCCTCATTCCCGGCAAGAGCCTGTACAACCGCATACGCCCTACGTTCCCAAGAGGACATATTATAAAACTGAATATCTTTCATTTCTTCGTATAACAGTATTGCTTTGTCCCGTAGCGCCTTTTTGCGCCCTTCCGCTTGCTCGACTCTGGCAGTCAGTTCGGCAACTTTCTTGTTCAACCGGCTAATATCGTCAATCACTTCCATTTGATCTCGTTGCAAGTGAGTAATCTCTGAAATTAGTTCATTCCGGTTCCAATTGTTAAATGTTTTCACCGGCCGCACCTCCCCTATAGTTCTCTAAAGCCCGTTTAGCTTTCCACGCCTCCCTTGACACTACCATCTTTTCAGCAAACACAACTGGATTATACTGTTTGCGCTGATCATACTCGACGCATACCGGCGGACAGCCTTCTACCCTTGGCTCATATCTGCATCCATCAACTGAGTTATATCTACAGTCACACTTCTCACCCATAACACACTTTTGCATTACCATCCCTCCTACATCAAACTTTTTTACACTGACCTGGCTTCCCCGTCATATTCCTAAAATCAAAAACTGGTTTCCTCTTTTTTAATGGGCACACCACAGGCTTAACTCGATCTGCATTAGGCATTGTCTCCAGCATACGCGCAAACTCCTCACTACTTGGCTTGATGCTTCTACACTCACTATGGTTGCTCTCTCCAACAGGCTCAATGGCGACCAGGGCCGGGTCCATAATCACCCCGACACCATTGCCAAACTCAATGCACTTAGCCGCTTTCGTTTTACGCGCAGCAGCCCTTGTTTTTGCTGGCATTTTCCCTTACCCCTTTTCTAATTAATCACAACTTATCCGACATTTTACCGATTAAGGCGATAACCGCGCCCCGGTACTTTTCATGCAATTCCGGATTAGTTTCATGTACTTCAGCCAATGACCCCAGTAAATTCCTAAATCCGGAAACAAGAGCTTCAAAGTAAACGCCATATTTGTGGATGGCGGGAGAATCTTGCTGTTTGTTTTGTGCTTCGAGCTCCTGCGTTTTTTGTCTCAACTCAGCAAGTTCTTGCTCAATTTCCGCAGGAACTTTATCCACCACCGCAGCCTCGATAGTAATCGGTTCATTCAGTTGATCGGTGAGCTTTTTGACCTGTTCATTAGCTGCTTGCAGCTCTTGCTCCAGTTCCTGAACCTTGGTATCTGAACTGCCATTTTCTTTAGCTTCAACCAACATTGCAGTCAGGCGCTTGACATTTGCTTTAGCCTGTTTTTTTTCGTCCTTCAAAGCACTCTGAAGAGCCGTATTTTCTTTTTTCAACGTATCTCGTTCAGCAGAAATATTGTCACGTTCTTTGATCAGCCGCTGAATTTCGCGTGCCGACTTATTTTCGATATCATTGGTTTTAGCAAAATCTTCCCGTTCTTCTTCCGGCACACCCAAAAGGGCAATAGCTTTGGTATAGCTCAAATTCCCAAGCGTTGTGAATTTGCCGTCACCGTATTCCCGGTAGAGTTGCATGAGATTGTTGGCCGTGGACTGCGAGTAATTAACCGCGCCTTTCAGCCAGTCTCCCCATTCGCCATGAGGCAGCAAGTCTTTGGCCTCCACCAGCCGCTGGCCGATCTCCAGGCAGCTGATTAGCAGCACACTCCTGGCATGACTGTCAATACTGCGGATCTCAACCGCAATTACATCCGGTGTGCGGGTAGCAACTTCATTCATGACACGCGCCTCCCTCCATTACGCCGGAACCGTAATCCGGTTTTGTATGCTTTCTTCTTTACCAAGCCGCTCAAGCGCAAAAGCCTCCATAAAGGCCGATACATCCGAACCGGGCTGAGCGTTATGCTTACCCCGAACCTGCATAACGGTATTATTACGACCATGAACCTCAACCGTAAAATAGGGTTTATCAGGCTCTGCGATCTTACGGATAAAAAGGATAACTGTTTCCCCTTTGGCGTATTGTTGGCCATACATACCCACACAATGGTGCAGGGCCTTTCCTTCATCGATCAGCTCCAACGTGCTTTCCGCCGGCCGGATCAGCAGCGTATCACCGGAATAACAATACTTACGCAATGACTTCAGCCGGACCGCAATTTTTTTATTCAGACCCGCATCCTCTTTAATTTTGATTTGCCTTATCGTATTTTGGTGGGCGTTGTGCAGATTGGCCGGGAATAATACACTTTCCTGAGTCAGATCCATATTAAGAGTATTACAGTCCGTAACATAATCCCGCCAGGTCATAAGCACTTGAAACTCTTCCCTATAATGCTTTTTGTTAGGATTTTTTTCTTTCAGCTGCCTTTCCATATAAAAAAACATTTTACGAAGGGTAGTGAACTGGAGCATTTTTAATATTTCTCCCAGGTATTCGGAATAACGTCTTTCTGCCATAACAGACAACTCAACAATAGACAGATTAGAGCCGTCCTTCCTGGATATCTGGAGCAATTTTAAAAACAGGGGCGTAACCGATATACGCATAGACTTAATCGCTGCACCTCTTGCTTTGTCAGAGAAACGCGTAGTACTTTTTGCAGCGTTTTGCCACGCCAGTTAATGGCACCATAAGTATAATGACCTGTCAGCTTGGCAGTCACCAGATCACCCATACCCAGCTTGCTTAAATACTCTATACAAGGATATTTTGAATATAGATCAAAAAAGCGAACCATATCGTCATCATCGCCGGAATAATCCTGCCATGTGCTGTACTGAAACGGCGTATTTTTCACCGCTACAGCAATACTTTCATAGCAATAATCAAGCTCCATTTTTTCCGTGTTATAGCCCCAACCATTTGAACTATGACGGGAAAACAAAGAGAATACCGACTTGCATTCCGTAAGCCAACCATACGCATGCATACAGCTATCACGCCAGGAGTAAAATCCGTTCTGAAGCAACATACAACTGCCGCCCATTTCAAATAGATAGTAGCCCTTAACTAGAAACTGCGTTCTTACATTATAAAAACTATCCCGATAATCACGGACAATATAAAAACCCCTGGCCATTACCACATCCGGCCTAAGCGTCGATTTTTCGTAATATACAAAGTAAGCTTCGTCAATCATCTTTGACCGGCCCATGCCGCTGGATTTAACCTGACAACGGCTGCCGCAAGACGGGCAGGTAGTAGATTCATTGTGCCTAAGCCCCTTAGTCGATGATTCAACATGGCAGTGAGTACAATAGGCAAATTGCCGTTTCCCTTTCCGGCGAGTAAAAAGATACCGGCTGTCTTCCAGCACGCTATCATCAGCATACCGCTTTATATCAACACTAATATCTGCCGGGAAATGACTCAAAATCTGTTCAGCATCATACGCCATAATACACACCCCTCCTTTACAGCAAGTCAGCCAGGCTGACATCAAAATCAATATCTTTGGCCTTAGGTTTTACTGACGCTGCTGCTGGCTGTCGGGGAGTCATTACCAGCCCGTCCGACTCGGTAATCCCAAAATACCGCATAACAATATCAAAGCCTTCCTGGGGAGCCAATACGGCGAAATTGCCGTTTTTTTTCTTACTGGCGTCCTGTCGCATAGCATCAAGGCTTTTAGCTATGGTCTTGCCTTCAGCGGCGATATTACCGGCATCCTGGGGGTACTTCTCCAAATGAGTCAACAGGTAGCTACCTACTACCTGTACATAAGAATTATTTCTATTCTGATCCATTTCCGTCCGTAGCTTGGAAACGGCTTTTTCAACACTCATGATACTTCGCCTCCATTTTTATCTTGTAATTATGCCGCCAAAAGACTTTTTCACGGCAACAATGCCAGCTGCTGACTGCTGATCCTGAGCCGCGATCCGGATGATATCCATCAGCTCATCCGGCGTAAAAGCGACTTCACCGGCAGCCTGTTTATTCTGCACCCTGTCTTCATCCGGGCAGATCCATATTACATCACCGAAAACCACCCGGTATTCAGGCAGTACCGGAATCAAACAGCTCTGGCGCAGGCGGCCATCAAAGGCCAGCTTCAATACCTTCCAGGTATCTGTTAGCTCATCCGCCTGATTACCTTTTTCACACTTGGACGCAGGAATAGGCGGGGTGCATCCCCGCCTTTTCTCAAATTCACCGAATAGATTCATACTGCGTATCCTGCGCCGAGCTCAACCCAAACATGGATAACTGCCCGGCAAGGAGCTTCCTGGCTTCTGCGGCTTCCTGTTCGGCCTGTTCTCTCCCCTCCCGGATCAGGGCGATAACTGCCGAGGCTTTGCCCCGTGACTTAGGATTTCTATCTTTCCGCAAAACTTTCAGACCTGCGGTCAGTATTGATGTCGATGCGCTGGTCCATACCGGGTTTGTCATAATAAACCAATAGCCGTTAAGCCAGCTTTGCCGATCCCTATTTTGGGTGTATGTCATGACTTGTCTCCTCCTCTTTGCTTGTGGTATAATCAGACTGTAGATTTTCATTAGCCGCTCGCTTATGGGCGGTTTTTTTCTTTTTGTATATATTCGGTCAAAAACACCATATCTGTGCCACCGGCCTTTAACGTTCCCTCACTATACATGATTTCCAGTGCCATAATACTAAGCTTAATCTGACTCAAGCGGGCCATCATTTCCGACGTAACGGTATTATTGCAAAGCATGCGTGCCAGTTCACCCAGCATCTGCTCTAGACCGAAAAGATTACTAATAATACTTAATCCCGTGGTACCTGGTTCAATCTCACCATACTGATAGCCAAGATATCTACCTAACTTACATTCGTTACTGCAATACTGGTAACCAAGTTGCCGGTAATCATCCAGTGCCACACAAAGCCGCTGTATTTCTTCCGGTTTTGGGGGTGTGCCTTTCTGATTAACTAATTCAGTCATCCTGTTTTTAGGGATTTTAGCCACCTTACTTACCTCAAGCTGTGTCTTATTAAGCCTGATAATCACCGGTTTCAGCGTTGTCCCCACTTCCTTCCTATGAGATAATTAAGACAAGATATCACTCTTCACTAACGCCTGCCTATGCCAAGGTAGGCTACTTTTTTAACCGTCAATTACCGCCAGCTCGCGGCCAGTAAATGAGCACCAATATAGGCACTTCCTGCCCATAGAATAGCCAGTGTTACGGCAGCCTCATATTGTTGTTGGAGCTGTTCTCTACGCACTTGCCGCTGATTGCGGATTTTATCAATTGTCATGCACCCTTCGCTCCTTTCATGGTTTTCAGGAATGGACGCAGGCAGCCGGTTTTTTCACAAACAGCTACGACTTGCTGATGGACTTCATCATATACCTGCGTACTTCTCCCTTTCGCGATCTTAGCGCCGCAGGTGGCGCAGTATTTCTTCTTTGCCAAGATATCACCCCGCTTGTCCGTATTTTTGTTACACGATTCTGACTAACTTAGGCAATTCTTCTGTTGCCACTACTTCATGCCGGGATAAAAACTCCTCAGCAGCTTTACGGCTAATCATTTTTCGACCATCAACTTGTACAAAGGTAATTCGGTTTTGCTCCATTAATTCATACACTTTACCACGAGATATTCCAATTACCTGGGCGAATTCGCTTACAGAATAAGCCAGTTTGTCAATATACTTAATGACCACCGGATCTGTAGATGCCTTTACTTTTTTTACCTTGGGAGCAGCGGGAATCTTTGCACCACAGTTGGGACAAAACTTTGCTTGTTCAACATTTTTACCACAAGCTGTACACTTCACAGGCTCACCTCCTTTCAAAAAATAATGGCTACTAGCCTTCCTCCTTTGGCGAAGTGCGGCACTATGCAGACACTGTGCCGCACCGTACTGCACTTTGCACGTTTTTTGCCGCACTTGTGATAGTTTAGAGGTAACTGATCTCCAGGGAGGAGTCACAATGCCGTCAAAATTACCAAAAATAGAATCCCGTACTGATGATGAGCTATTAAAGCCTAAGCTAAAAAAGCTAGCCCGTAAGAATGGCCGCACCCTGAGCCGCGAAGTCGAACAGATTTTAAAGCGCTATGTCGAACAGTATGAAAAGACTCACGGCGAGATAAAGGTAGACAAACCATAGATATTTGACAATTTAATACAGGTATTTTATTCCTCCTGTCGAAATGGGATAGCGAGAGGAGGTGAATACTATGACTGTAAAAACTTGCCCATTAATGAGTAAAGTTTGTGTAAAGGAAAAATGCGCTTGGTATTTTGAAGATACCAATCAATGTGCGATATATAAAATCGCAATTAAATCACCAGCTCCAACACCGGTAAAAGGCTAAATTACTTATTCCCGAGAGCCGCCGCAACGGTATCTTGGGAATCTTTCTTATACTCGGTGATTATTTCCGCAAGACTATTTACGTCATCTGCCTTAAGAACGCGATACACATTTGCTAGCACCATTGCTCTCTCTCCTGATGGAAGTTCAACTATACATGCTATGTCAGTTAATGTGCTTTGCGAATCCAGTACAGTTGCTTTTCTTATCATCAATCCTCACCCCCCTACCCCTGTTTTTTACAGGCAGACTGACTGTTGGTCTGTAAAACCATACAAAGGAGTTATTTAAAATGACCACAAAAAATCGATTAAAAGAGATCTGTACACTGCTAGGTGCTCACTACCGCATGGACACTGTTGATTTTGAAGATGTAATCTACAGAGATTTTGGCAATGGATATGAGATCGTCATTAGCAGCGGTAACAACCACAAGGAAGACCTAAACTTATGGCTGGACGTGCGATGTAAAGAATATAGCGCCCCCGTTAAAACTATACGAAACATAACATCAACGATGGAATTAAAACAGTACCTCGACATGATCATTTCAGAACATGTTCATTCCCAGGCCGGACTTTGACCACTTTTAAAATTGTCATCAGATCAGTACCTGTAAGATTCTTTTCCACCATTAACTCTCTAAATTCCTTAATGTAGTCCTCATTATCTGTTACGCGCTCCAACCGTCTCCAAAACGTTTTCAACTTTTGGTCCCAGCCGGACACACCGTCTTTTTCTACAAGCTGTACCAGATCATTCACTTATTCATCACCCCCTCACCCTGTTTTAGGCAGACAAGCTGCCTGCTGTATAGTAAAATTATGGATAGGCCGTGCTGCATAACGAAAGGATTGATTTACATGTTATCAAACGAGCAAATTGCCCATGACTTGGCCGTAGCAGCGGCAAGCGTCATGTTTAAAAACACTATTGAAAAACAGCCTGATTTAAGCGAAGACCGCGCTCTCGCGCAAATGGTTTACTATTACAAGAAGACACTTACGACTTTACAGCCTCTTTGCGATGAAGAACTGTAAGCTGACCAAACCTAGAATAGATCAATTGACCGTCTAAAGGATTTACTTTATTACCAAGTTGCACGGCCTTTTTAACTTCATCCAGCATAATCAAAGCCTGTAATACGGATAAATCATTGCAACTACTTAACACCTGGTAAATCTCGTTAATGGCCTTAACCTTTTCTTCATCCATCTCTCTACCCTCCTCACCCTGTTTTAGGCAGACAGGCTGCCTGCTGGTCTGTGGCGTCTAACAGCTCGGCTATGGTTACACCTAAAGCTGCGGCTAGCTTTACAAGTTCATTTGGAGTCAACATCTTGCGAATACCGCGTTCAATATTAGAAACTTCCTGTTGCTTCATATTGATGTTTTCGCCTAATTCTTGTTGAGTTTGTCCGCTTTTCTCTCTCAGTTGTTTAACGCGGTCACCAAGTTTCATTGTTATTGCACCTCCTTATAAACCGATTTTACAAAATTTCTTTGTTATTGTCAATGGTTTTCACAAATAAACTTTGTTTTAACTTTAGCTATTAATAGCGTACAATACAATTAATCTTTGTATATAGGTAGGTGAACACATATGAACATTGGAAACAAAATAAAAGAACTTCGGCAAATAAAAGGTCTGTCTGCCACTGCTCTTGCAAGTATGATAAACACTACTCAGCAAACTGTTAGTAATTATGAAATAAATAAAACAGAGCCGTCTATTTCCACAATCCAATTAATTTGCAACGTATTTGAAATAACGCTTGCCGAATTTTTCGCTGAACCATCTAATGATAAAACAGCAAAGGAAACCTATGATGAAAAAATAAAAAATCTCCCGGAAAAAGACCGGAAGATCATAGACACGATTATTGAAGTTAATAAACCAAAAGAGGAACAAGCAGCAACTGCGGAGGGAGGGTAGCCTGGCGAACTAAAAATTTTACCTCGAATTGTCCGACAAAGAATGAATTTGACGAAGAAACAAAAATAAGCGGAAAAGTGCCGCACCTTTAAGGGGGATATAATACCATATGTCTGTTTTTTTACTCGCCCTTATTCCGTCATTATTTTTTGGAACTGCATTTAGATATTACACTATAAGCCAAGACATTAAAGAATTATTAGAAAAGAACCGTGTGTACGTTAGTAACGATGACTTAATAACCTTAACTCATCCTTCCTTATTACAAAACCTTGGAGGAAAACTATTTATAGGCGTCCCTGTTTTGATTTTAATAATTGCATACCACAAGGATTTTACCACAGCATTAATTGCGTTATTTGGCATTATTGTGTGTACAATAGCTATGGGAGTATTTTTTCCACCTAAAAACTATGTCTTAAAGAAAATGAGAGAAAATTTATTAATAAGAAAGCGTGAACTGCCAATTCAATTAAGAAATCGGTTAACTGATTCTGATATCAGTCATTTATTAGCGACTATTAGCGTTATGCATATTACATCTAATAAAACAGGCAATACTACTAGCACCACAACTAACGATAATATGAATGGAGTACTCGAAAGATTCAAGGAGTTTAAAAACGAAGTCGATGCTGGTCGCAATCCCAATGAAGTATTTTCGGATATCTATAGAGAAAAAGAAGTAAAACACAAACAGAATAAACCCAAAATTTTACCTGGCGCTCCGATAACCTGTGAATTCTCTGAAGATGAAATTGATATTTTAGGTAAAAAATTTGCAAAACTAGCTCATCTATTCACTAGACATGAAGAACTCGGAAGTTGTGGAATTGTGCACGATACGGAATATCATTTACTTTTATGTGAACTAATCAAATTTCGTTTAAGTTGCATTGACTATATTTTAAATAAAAGAATTAGTTCTAAAATGTATTTTTTATTGATAAAGCAATCAACTACAAAACATTTCTATAGCGAAATAGATCGTATCCAAAAAATAATCTTCCCAAATGATCCTAAACAGACTGATGATAACCAGCCATACGAAAGCCAAAGACTATATTATTTATCCTTTCTTGAAGAAGAAGAAACTCAAAAAGCTTGTTCAATGATCGCATATTTTATGATTGAACATATCAAATTATGCCTTCCTAACATTAAACCCAAGTTAAGTCCGCATCAATCCCAGCAAATCAAAAATAGTTTAAAGAATATATTGTTTCAAGAGCTATCTGAAGTGCGTGGACAGGTTGAATTAATTTTAGTTGGTGTATAAATAACAAAAGCGAGGTATCACCATGAGCGAAGAAAGATTAAAGCTAGCAAGGAGTTGAATAATAATGACAGACCATGAATTACTGGAATTGCTTTTACAAAAAATAACGAATATCGAATCGCAAATGGCCACAAAAGAAGATGTTAAAAATCTTAAAGACACCGACCAATCTATTATTGAGTTGATCCAGCAATCATACCGTGACCTTGATAAGAAAATAGATACTGTTTTAACCACGCAAACTACACAAGGCGAATCCGTTAATATTCTTGCGTTACGTCAGCTTCAAACAGAATCAGAATTATCCGCATGGAGAAAAGCTAAGTGAGGTACAACCATGAGTGAAGAAAAATTTGACCGTATCGAAAAATTACTGGAACAGCTAATCGGAGCCGTTGGGCATGTTGGATCTGAACTAGAAGAAATCAAGGCTACAATGGCAACCAAAGAGGAGTTAGCTGCAGTTAAAGCCGAACTTAAATCCGATATCGCCACCCTCGAATCCAAAGTCGATTCTGGTTTTGAGGGCATAACCAATATGGTAAATTTGCTTGGCGAAAAAACTGACCTCTTGCCAAGAATTGATGCCAAAATGGATGCATTGCACGACATTACCTTTGAGCATGAAGCCGATATCAGACTGCTTAAGAAAGCGAGATGAGACTATGGGTGAAGATCTATTAAAAAACATATTTGACAAGCTGACAATTATGGAAGCAGATATTCAAAGCGTTCGTTGTATAGTAACTGAATCCCACACTCAAGTAATGGATGAACTTGATGCTGTACGCAGCGAATTAAAATCAGACATAGCAGAAGTTAATGCCAAAATAGACGCTTTAGGCCATGAAACCCAGGAAGATGTCAAACCCATGCTCCAGCATATCGACAAAAAACTGGACAAACAGGCTATGGCGATTCTCGAAGATTTTAAATCGGTTACCGAAGTCACCGGCGACCATGAAATCCGCATTCGCACACTCGCCAGGCGTCCATTTGAGTTGCGTGGGGATGAAATCAGCCAGCTTAAAGAACACCTTGACGAACGTTTAGACGCTCTGCAGACTGATTTATCTTATGTGGTAAGCAAGGTTGCCCAGCATGACAGAAACATCGTGCAACTGAGAAAACAGGCTAAATAGCAGGGTAACACCTAATAAAGTAGACCCAACATCATCAGATCAATAAGGCACAGCTTTTCCGCTGTGTCTTTATCATAGTCCCAATCGTTGGGATTTTGCATATGGAGGACTTAGCATGGCAGTTATCAAGAAAGGGAATAAGTACTATGTCGTAATAGAAATGGGCATTGATCCCAAAACCAAACGCCGCAAACAAAAATGGCTTTCCGGATATGACTCTGAGGATGAAGCCGAAAAGGCGGAGCGGAATATTGGAACCGACAGGGACCGCGGAGTCTGGGTTGAACCAAGCAAATTAACTTTTTCTGGCTTTCTAAAGAATCAATGGCTCCCAACAAAAAAGCTCGCAGCCTCCACCAAGGAAACCTATGAACACTTCCTAAATCGCCTGGAGAAACATTCTATCGGGCAGATGAAACTACAGAAGGTGCAGCCCTTACACATCGAAACCTACATGACCTACCTATTCGAGCAGGGACTGTCTGCCACTTCCGTCCGCCATGAAATGTCGTTACTGAAAGGAGCATTAGCCTGGGCCGTAGATAAAGACCTTCTGGTCAAAAGCCCGGCCAGGACAGTGATGCTACCCGAACGCTCGAAGTTTAAGCCGCATTTTTTGGAGGCGGAAGATCTACAGAAAATGATTACATTGGCTGCTAAAAATGATCAGCCAATGGACATGCCGATCAGGCTTGCTGGTACCTGTGGTTTACGCAATGCTGAAGTCGCCGGACTACGTTGGCAAAATATTGACTTTATCAAGCAAGAAATTTATGTAGAAGTTGCCTATGACTATATCAAAGAAGGCGAGAACAAAGGAAAGCTGGGCTTCGTCGATTTAAAGACTGATAACTCGGACAGGTTTGTTCCAGTACCGAAAGATACCCTTGCGGCCCTGAGTCAGCTCAAAGAAGAGCAAGAAGCGGTACTAACAGAAAAGAAATGGACGAATACTGATAATCTGGTTAACATTCAGTTAGTAAATGGCCGTCCGTATAGTCCGGATTATATTGACCGGCGCTTTGCTAAGTTTTTGACTCAAAATAGTTTAGCGGCCATGCGCTTTCACGATCTACGGCATAGCTTTGCTACTATCTTGCGTGACTCCGGTGTCTCCATGGAGACCATCAGCGAGCTCTTAGGCCATTATGACGCCAGCTTTAGTCACAAGACGTACGCGCATCCCTCCAGCAATACGCATCACAACGCTATAAAAGCCTTTCAAAAGCGCATGAATAAAGGAAAACGGAAGCCCGCAAAGCCGAAAGAAGCGCCTTTACCCTCTTCTAACACTTCTAACGAACTTCTAACGGAGGGCAAATAAACCATTATAAAACATGCTACATAGTTTACAATAATAAGCAAAAATACCGAATGTATGTATACGATTCGACAATATTAGACATAATATCTTATTTCGGGACCAAGAGGCCGCAGGTTCGAATCCTGTCGCCCCGACCAGATAAGTCTACTAAGGCATCCCGAAGCCTTGATAAACTTCTAACAATCAAAATTTAAAGTAAGCATTCTATTGCTATTTACAACCTCTTATTTATATAAAGAGGTTTGTTTTATTATTTTTCATGTTTCCTTCCCTATTATTATATGTAAATGAACTTACATTCGCCATGCAATTTCAGCAGTAAAAACAAAAAGCCACCCCCAATTGAAGCTGAGAGTGAGCTACACAAACAAACCGCCCCATCCCTGATGATGGAGCGTCAATTTAGCCTGCTTTCTTATATACAGGATATTTTACATTTACAACTTCTTTAACTTTTTTCTTAGTGTGCCCAAAACGGGGATTGATCATTGAAATAACAAAAAATACTATACGACCAAACGCCTTAATCAT